TATACCTATCTAAAAGAAAAGAAAAAGATGGTACAGAAATCATTGGTAATATTATTCATTGTAAAAATTACAAATCCAGATTAACAAAAGAGAATAAAGTAGTAGATGTTAGGTTAACATATGACAAAGGTTTAGATCGATACTATGGTCTATTAGATTTAGCATTAAAATACAATATATTTAAACAAGTTTCCACAAGAATAGAATTACCCGATGGTACTAAGACCTTTGGCAAAACAATAAACAATGATCCAACAAAATATTTTACTAAAGAAATATTAGAACAGTTAGATAGTGTTTGTGGAAAAGAATTTAAATACGGAGATGTAATTGAAACAGAACTACCCAAAGCCACACAAAACGACAAGTCCTAAACACAACGAAGATTATATCTTTGTAGAAGTGTCAGGAGAAGATTTCACTGGTCTTAAATTGATTAGTGGTCCTTATGCAAGCATAGCATACAAGTATGGCAATGTAGGATTTGCACCTGAATCAGAAGCAGTTGGTGACAAGTTACCCATGAAGTTTGATTACACAGTCATAGAAAATAAAATTCAAGCAGATACAGATAGTCAAGAGTTTATAAACCATATCGGTGATATATTAGTTGTGTTGTTAGATGATAAAATGAAAGAAAGGGAACTTGATGGAAAGAATTGAACGAACGGCACTTAAAAATTTAATCCACAATGAAGAATATTGTAGAAAAGTTTTACCTTTTATTAAAGAAGAATACTTTACTGATAGATTAGAGAAGTTATTATTTGCTGAAATCTATAAGTTTGTTAATAAGTATAATAATCTACCCACAAAAGAATCTTTATCAATTGAGATTAATGGTAATAGAAGCGTTAATGAAGATGAATATAAAAAGATTACAGATATATTATCTACATTAAATCCAGAGCCTATTAATTTAGAATGGCTTGTAGAAACAACAGAAACATTTTGTAAAGATAGAGCAATACATAATGCAATACTCGGTGGCATTCAGATACTTGATGGTAAAGATAAAGACCATACTCCAGAGTATCTTCCAGAAATGTTATCAGAAGCATTATCAGTATCCTTTGACCAAAAAGTAGGGCATGATTATTTACTCGAATCAAAAGAACGATTTGAGTTTTATAGAAAGAAAGAAGAACGAATAGAATTAGATTTAGATTTCTTCAACAAGATTACAAGGGGTGGTATACCAAGTAAGACTTTGAATATCTGCCTTGCAGGTACTGGTGTAGGTAAGACAATGTTTATGACACACCTTGCTTCATCTATATTACTACAAGGTAAAAACGTTTTATACATTACTATGGAAATGGCTGAAGAAAGAATTGCAGAAAGAATAGACGCCAATCTTTTAAATGTAGGCATGAGTGATTTAGAAGAACTGCCATATACAATGTATGAAACAAAGATAAACAAACTACAAAGTAAAACAACAGGTCAAATAATTATTAAAGAATATCCTACAGCATCTGCTCACGTTGGTCACTTTAAAAGTCTTATTAGTGAATTGGCATTAAAGAAATCATTTAAACCAGATATTGTATTTATTGACTATCTAAATATATGTTCCTCATCACGATTTAAAGCAGGTGCAAATGTGAATAGTTATACTTACATTAAAGCAATTGCAGAAGAATTAAGAGGCTTAGCAGTTGAAAATGATTTTCCTATATTCTCTGCTACACAAACTACAAGAGGTGGTTTTGTAAGTAGTGATGTAGGATTAGAAGATACCTCAGAGAGTTTTGGTCTTCCTGCAACAGCAGACTTTATGTTTGCTTTAATCTCTAGTGAAGAACTAGAAGAAAAGAACCAGATAATGGTTAAGCAGTTGAAGAACAGATATAATGACCCAACGGTCAATAGAAAATTTATCCTTGGAGTTGATAGGTCTAAAATGAAATTTTATGACGTAGAACAATCAGCACAAGAGGATATAGTTGAGAGTGGTCAATCGGACGCTTTATCAACGAATAACAAATTTAAAAAATTAGGTCAGTTTTCTGACTTTAAAATATAGAAAGGAGAATAAATGGCACAAGGTAAGATAAAATGGTTTGACCCAAAAAAAGGTTACGGATTTATAACGCCTGATGATGGAAGTAAAGATGCATTTTTGCATATTTCAGCATTAGAAACAGCGGGAATCAGTCAACTAGAAGTTGGACAAGCAGTATCATACGAACTTGCTGAACAGCGTGGTAAGCAATCAGCAACAGAAATAACAGTAATATAAAGGAGTCTATTATGGCTATAACTATTGACGGAAAACAATATGACGAAACTAAATTGGATGACAAGCATAAGAATGCTATCATTCAAGTGCAAGCAGCACAAAATAAATTAAAACAACTTCAAAGTGAGTTTGAAAATGTGCAAGTATTGATTACACACCACAGTAAGTTTTTAACAGAGAATCTTCCTGCATCAGCTTTAATTGAAGAAGCAGTAGAAGTAGAAAATGTTGAAGCAGAAGTTGTTGAGAAGGCTGAGTAATGGCAAGGAAAGTCAACACTAGTATAAAGTATGAAAAGAAACTGAGTAAGTACAAGGGTACTATGAGGTGGTTAGTCATTGAACGACCAACTGGTAGTATTCTCAACGCTTACACCTTTGAAGATGAGGCAGAAACAGTTGTTGACTTTCAAAACAAACATAAAGTATGGGCAGCACATGGTGGCTTACCTACTTATATAACATTAGGTAAAATATGAGTGAACAAAGCAAACGATTCTATGAAATATTAGACACGATAAAAGACCTACATGACGCCAAGAAACATGATTATGGAAATGCAGATGTATTTGCTAATTTCAGACTATCTGAGTTAGCAGGTATATCTCCTTGGAAAGGTTCTGTTATTCGCATGGGTGACAAGTATGCTCGTATAAGTAATTACATAAAGAAGGGTGACTTTAAATTTAAAGAAGAAAGTATTAAAGACACACTTATGGATATGGCGATATATAGTTTAATAACCATTGTGTTGTATGAAGAAGAAATGTTTAATGCACATATTAAAAATTTCGAAGAACAAACAAATAAGAAGGAGAATAAAGATGAGTAGTAACATGGGACTAATAATAACCGATCCTGCTACAGATGTAAAACATAGTGTAGATGGTGACACTTTAATGGGTGGTGATTTTTCTAAGACAATAATGGCTTCAGATGGCACAATATCAGATGTACAAATTAGAAGATATCATAAAATTGCTATGGGTATGGATTGGCAAGATGGTTGGTATTCAACACCAGAAATGAAAGCAAAATCTGAAGATTTTTCAAGTTATAAACACATTCACCTAGGTGGTAGTAAGACCGAAGTAATTGAATATGATATTGAACAAGATTGGGTTCAAGAAATTTGGGATGAAGTAAATCCATCACCTGGTAAAGGTGCTTGTGTTTTACATAGACATTATCTTAATGGTCATAGTGCAGGTCAATCAGGCGGCATTCATGTTGATGCTTGGACAGGAAATCAATATACAGTAATTGTATATCTAACTCCAGATTGGCGTCCAGAAGATGGCGGCTCATTAGAGTTATGGACACCTAATCTTAATGATGAACAAAGAGCGATGGCAATCAATACACCTTATGGATTTGGTAAGGGTAGAGTGCCAGAAATGAATATCATTAAATCATATTGGCCTAGAACAGGTCGAGTTGTAGTATTTGACTCTAGATTACCTAGTGTTGCAAGAGCAGTAGAAGGTGATAAGTTTAGAGTATCTCTAGTATTCAAATGTCAACTTATACCAAATCATATTCTTTAAATAGTGCTTGACAATATCTCTCCTTTCTGTTATATAAATAGTATAGCAAGGAGAGATTTATGGCATATGAAGCATCTGAAATAACAACTGCTGTAGCATTACAGTATAATTCAAAGTTTTTAAAAAGTATTAAAACTGTTGACCAGTTAAAATTATTATTGAAAAAAGGTATTGATAAAAATGTAAAGTTTGCTACAAATGCTATAAGCACTGGATTTTTAAAAATGTTAAATCCTAATAGTGATAAGTCAGTTGGTGACATGGCAGTAGGCGTATCTGCTGCTTTAGCAATAAGAAACTATATGAATACTGAATCAAGTGTTACTACCTATATGACAGGTAATAAATGGCCAAAAGATGTAGAGAAGTTTCAAGTAAGTGCTTTTGGATTTAAGGATTACAATTCAGCAGATATTATTGTTACAAAGAATAAAAAACTATTTTATGGTATATCACTAAAGAAAAAAAATACAGTTAAAGCACAAGACCCAACACTTATAAACAAAGCATTTGCAAGTGCTTTTGATGGACCTGAATTTGTTAAATTAAAAAAACAATTAGTTGAAACTAGAATAAATTACTTTGCTGATTTAGTTATTGAAGCAGTAGGTAAAAATATTATAGCACAAAAAGATATAAAAAATTTTGATTCTTTAAAAAGAAGTAATAAGAAAGAATTATTTGAAGCAAAGAATAGAGATAAAAACCAATTTGACAAATCATATATAGATACTAAAGGATATGCATTATCTAAAAATGGAGGATATCTTGATGAAAATACTAGAGATCCTAAAAGTATGCGATTTTTTGTAAACGAAAAACTATCTGAAAAGAAAAATAATAAGTTATGGAAACAATTTGAAAAACTTATTGACATGGCAGGACCTAAATTAGCAGAAAATTTAATCAACATAATATTAAAAAGATATCTATTTAAAGAACTTGAATTAAAAGATTTAGATGATAAAGGATTTGATTTTTCTTTAATTACAGGTATAGCAAATGTTACAAAAAAGGGTGAATTTGCTATATCAACTGCAAAAGTTTTACCATTGAAAACAACTTTATGTGGTTTAAAAAGAATTGAGAAAAAATATAAGGGAGATTATAGGGTTATACAAGATACTGAAGCTACTCAAAAATCAGAAGCAGCAAAGATATATTTTAAATTAGTGAAGGGAAATACTAATAAAATTGATTTATTAGATTTAGAAGTTAGATATAAGGGCTCATTTACTCCTGATCCTCAGTTTCAAGGAGGTCTTACACCAGAATTTAAAAGACTATTAGATGCAGAAACTTGTGGATAATAAGGCTTGATTTTAATACCAAAGTATGTTATAATATAAATATAAGTATAATATTAAATGGAGAGAGTGTAAATGCAAGGGTTTCAAGACTATCTAACAGAAGATAGAAATACACACCTTGAGCATCTGGAAGACGAAATAATAAATAATGGAACTAAAGGGGCAAAAACCTCGATTGAATTTTTAAAGTCTATCAAGAAAATGCTTCAAGGCGGTAAAGGCGGATCATCAATCTCGGTCAAATGGGATGGAGCACCAGCAGTATTCTGTGGTACAAATCCAGAAAACGGAAAGTTTTTCGTTGGCACTAAATCTATATTCAATGCAACCCCCAAAATCAATTATACCAATGCAGACATTAAGAGAAATCATGGTGGCGCATTAGCAGATAAGCTAATGATTGCATTGAAGTATCTTTCTAAACTAGGCATCAAAGGCATACTACAAGGCGACTTGTTATTTACAAGTAGTGATAAGAAAACTGCTGTAGTAGACGGTCAGAAGTCTATTGTCTTTACTCCTAACACTATAACATATGCTGTGCCTGTTGTCAAGAGCGGATTCTTTGGTAGTTCTCTTTATGATAACATTAAGAAAGCACAGATTGGTATTATATTTCATACATCTTATTCAGGCAAAACTATGAAAGGTTTAAGTGCTTCGTTTGGTGCAAGTGTAAAGGGATTAAAGAAAAATAAAAGTATATTTTTTGATGATGCCATGTATAAACAATCAGAGGATCCAGGATTTTCTAAAGCTGAAGAATCGGCATTTGATAACATTATAAAGATGGCAGAAGGTTCTGCTTATAAAGCGGGTGCCTTTATAGATAAGATTAAAAAAGATAAAGGACCTTTATCATTAGGTATACAATTAAAAACATTCTTCAATACATTTATTAGACAAGGAACTAAGATAGAAGGTACATCAAGATTAGTTAATAACTTTGAAGTATATTTTAGAGGCAAAATTAAAAAAGAAATAGATAGTAAAAAGACACAAGCTGCAAAACAAAAATACGAAGAAATATTAGAAGTCGGAATGAAAATATTAAGACCAAACAAAGAAGGTCTTTATTTTGCAATCGCAACATACATTACATTACAATCAGCAAAGGCTGTATTGTTAAGAAAATTAAATACCATACAAAGTATAGGTTCTTTTCTAAGAACAAATAATGGATATAAGGTTACAAATCCAGAGGGGTATGTAGCAATTAAAGGATCAGGTGCAGTTAAACTTGTTGATAGACTAGAGTTTAGTCAGGCAAACTTTAACATGGCTAAAAACTGGGTGAAAGGATAATGACAATGAAAGTATCAAGCGAAACATCTGTAGCAATGCCAATGAGAAATTTAATCTCTATTGTGATTGCAGTAGGAGTAGGAGTATGGGC